TCATAATAATGATTGTACCTACCATTTCTATCTTCTTTTTCAATAGATGCCTCTACACTACCAGTGCTACAAGTATTAGTTCCGTTGTTAAGGTATTCGTTTTTAGGATATGCTGGTTTTGCAAACAAAGTTAAACATATAAACATTATAATTAGTAGTGCAGTAAATTTGTAATTCATCCTGAGAATCTCCATACATTACCTATTTAAATCTTTTATATCGTAGCTGTGTTCTCTTACCTGGTCTGCTAGTTGTCTATATAAATTTTCTGCCATCTGCCAAGTAGACTCTGCAGAAGTTAATCTTGTGTTTTGATCTGTAATTTTATCTTCAGCAACTTTTAAATCTCTTTTAAGATCTATAATTTCTGATTGATTTGCGTTGATGGTGTCTGTTAGATTAACGACGTACTTAACGCCAGTGAACGTCCCGAACAGCACAGATGCTATAACCGGTACTAATACAAAATTCTTTTTGAATAGTTCTGCAATGTTCATATGGCATAAATTCCTTTATTAAAAAAGTATAGCTCCAATCACAAAAGCAACAATAGCGATAACTATTTCTTTTCTGTTGTATAGTTGCCATACCATAAATTTATCTTTGTATTTATTTATCATCATCTTCCTCCAAATTTCTCAGTTGATAGTCATAACTCCCTTCTTCGTGTTCGTCTGTAATCCATTTAGCTGAATTTTCTACGGAATATATTTTACTACTAACCAATCTATTAATCAAGTTTTTGTTTGGATCCACACCCATAGATGCATCAAACATTTTAAGCCTGTTGTTAGGTTGTATTGCAAAGTTACCATCTTCTAGTTCAAGAACATGACCACACTTATGTTGGTCTGGTTTTTCTGCATAACCAAAATTTAATTCATTAAAATCTCCTGCACACCAATCTATAGTAAATAAATATTTACCTTTTCTTTTTACTTTTCTTCTAGATATATATTGCATAGTAGCACCAGCTAGTTCATAAAAAGTTGTAACACTTACATTATAGCTAAAACTGTCCCACATAACCAACTCATCAAGTGGTAATTCTTTTACTCCAGGTTTAGTACAGAAAGCTGAGATAGGTGCTCTCCACCATAGACCACCGTCTTCCATTAAAAAATGAAACATAGGTACTCTATTAGGTATAGAACTAAAACCAAATACCCCTACTTCAAAATATTTATCGTGTGAATCTTTTTGATCTCGTAGATAGTTGCCTCTTACACAACATTCTATAACAGGTATATTTGCATTAAGATAAGCCATTAGTCGTTTATACTCCCCCAGTTTTTACCGTGTTCGTAATCTACTTTGTTCGGTACTTCTAGAGTAACAGCTTGTTCCATAATCTCAATAACCTTTTTAGCTTGTGCGTCACTTTCTATTGATACACAAAGTTCATCATGTATTTGTATATGAGCAACAATTCCTTCTTTGTATAACTCTAACATAGATTTTTTTGTCATGTCAGCAGCTGATCCTTGTATTAATTTATTTAAAGATTTATATGTGTAAGCTCTTTTAATCCCTGGTCCATGTTCCGCCAACGCATCTTCGTGTGTCATTGCTTTATGCATACCGAAACTGTTAGGTTCCCATAAATGAAACCTGCAAAGTCTGCCAAGTAAAGTTCTAATCTGACCACGATCTTGTGCTCTGTTAGATGCTTTGTCCATAAGTTGTTTAACAAAAGGTACCTTTGCGTGATACGTATTAAATAATTCTGAAGCCTTGTCTTTAGATACACCTAACTCTGCCTGCAGTTTAGCTTTACCCATACCATAAAACAAACCAAGGTTAATTGTCTTTGCTTGTGTTCTAGGTATCTCAGCCATGTCTGCTACAGTTTGGTGAAAGTCTGCGCTAGCATCGTTTTGATAAGACTCTACTACATCATACACTGACGGTAATTTATATAATGCTGCGTAGTGCACAACAAGACGTGGTTCTTGTTGTGAGTAGTCAAAGCAACCCCACTTACAACCTTCTTCTGGTATAAATAATGATCTAATCTTTGGTCCAAGATCTTTGTTACGTGCTGGAATCTGTTGAAGGTTAGGATTCTGATAACTAAATCTACCGGTCACTGTACCACCACCTGCATTACGCAACTGATTTATTTCTGCATGTATTCTACCTTTGTGTTCGTAACGTAAAATAGAGTCTATAAAAGTTGTGTGTGCTTTGTTAACTTCTCTTGCCTTTGCAATCATATTAACAACAGGATGCTCATGTTCTTGTAAAAAATTTTTTGTAAAACTAGGTGCTTGTGTTTTCTCTGTTCTGTCAAACTCTATCTTTAAATTCTCAAAAACTTCTGCTATACTGCTTGCGGCCCAAATTTGTGGTCTTACATTAGTTTCTTTTTCTATTGCGTTCAGTATATTCTGTTCCTCTTTCACTAATGTTTTTTTAAGATTGTGTGCTGCCTCGACATCAACTCTTACGCCCTTAAATCTCATGTCAACTAGACAAGGAAATAAATCTGTTTCTAAATTAAATATAGAATCTAAATCTTGTGAAATAATTTCTTTTTTCATTTCTTGCCATAAACCAAAAGTTGCTTCTGCATCTCTTTCTGCATATGTGCCAACATTTAATGAAGGTAACTTATACATCTCAGACTTTGGATCTATGCCCCATTCAGCTGCTGCTTCTGCAAGTGCTGCTTCGTTTTTACCAAACCCTAAATATTTCCACGATAAACTATTAAGATCATATCTAAATCTATTTTCATCAGTCACAGCTGCCGCTATCATTGTATCTACAATTCTGCCATTAATTTTAAAACCCATAGCTCTGATCCAACACACATCGTACATTGCATTGTGAAATATTTTTGTAGAAGTTGTGTTTAAAATATCCTTAAACCATTCTAAAACTTTTTTACGATCCATGTTACCACCACCTTCGTGTGCTATTGGAAAGTATCCCTTGTAATGTGCGGTTGCTACAGCTATTCCTATAACTTCTCCATTACCAATGATTGCACCAGATCCTTTTTTAATTAGGTCAGGATCTCTTGTCTCCAGGTCAATTGCAATTTCATCAACTTGTCTAAGGTCTGGAAATTCTGTAGGTATAACCCATTCTGTCTGTGCACTAAAGGTAGGTATCTTCATCTTGTTTCCTTTTGATATACGTGGTTAGCTTTTATTTTTTTATTTAATTTTTCTTTGTTGCTAAATGCATACAAAGCGGCGTCGTAGTTGTGTGGAAATATTTCCCAATCAACTAACCGTGGATATATTTCTAAATTAAATTTATGTTTATCTATTTTAATTGTTTTTCTAATTACACTTCTTTTCATAATGCTAGATAACAAAAAATCAGTAGGCAAGTAAACAGCCCCATATAAAATGGTATATGATTATTTGGTTCCATAGTCCCTTTGTTTAATCATTTCTAAATAATGTATTGCTTTATCGATGTCTTCTACTCCGCCTTTCTTTGAGTGTCTGCATATGTACTTTATAGCCGACCCCTCTGCAAAAAGCAATTTATTCTTATTAATAAACTCTGCAGGCTGTATCTCCATGTACATGTAATGTGTCCCCGAAACTTGTTTTAAGTATGGATTTTCTTTTTTAGATGTCATAACTTCTATCCTCTCTTTTTGGTGTCATTATATATAAATTTTGTTTTGTACGTGTAACACCGACATACCAAACTCTATGTTCTTCATCATGTTTGTCTTCGCTCTTGTCTACTGCTTCTCTTATTTTTTTTGTATTATCTAAAATAATTAAAACATTTGTTGCTTCGCCACCTTTTGCTGCATGTATTGTAGATAATTTTACTCTTGCTGGTTTTGATAATTCTTCTTTGTTACGCAACATTTCTCTTATGTATAAGCATTCTTCTGGATCAGATTTAAAAACTTCGTACCATTGGTCTTCAATACTATAATTAAATTCTTTTAGGTCATACATTCTTTCTTCTTTTAACTCTTGTTCTAATTCTAAAAACTCAAATAAATCTTTGCATTCAGATAAAGACAACTTATCTCCGTTAACCCATCTTGTGTAATGTTTTACTGCTGTATACAATCTTGTTTTATAACTCTTTCTACCTTTTATTTCAAAATAAATAGCCATCTCTTGTAGTGTAGGTTTTAATTTTATTAGTTTGTCATTAGTTCTAGATAGTATTAACCAATCACCTTCATGCAATGGCACATCTTCTATTGATGTTACATGATCCACGGTCCCTGCTTCCGGACGCGGTGCCCATTGTTTTTTAATTCTTCTGTCATCAGGTATACGATTTAATATTTGATCTGCTATCTGTTGTACTGCTTGTGGCACCCTGTAAGATTGTGGCAAAATAATGTTCTTAGCAGGCTCGTCTTGAAAACGTTGCACATCTGCACCAGCCCAACCATAAATAGCTTGATCATCATCACCGGCTAAGATAACATGTTTAGAGTTTTTCTTAAGTATATCGTACATTTTCCACTGTATTGGCGATAAATCCTGTGCTTCATCTACAAATATTACATCATATTTCGGACACAATTCGGCCACATTAAATTTTTCAATCATGTCTGTAAAATCTACCAGACCATACGCTGCCTTATAATTGTCTACTTCGTCTTTTAAAATTTGTAATTGATGTTTGTCTATGTCTTCTGAATACATGTCAGTGTTATATTCTTCTTCAATAGTTACATTTTTAATTCTTGCTGCATTAATAATATTAAAATACTCACTGTCTGAATCTACAAACCCAGTCTTTTCTTCACCATTAGAATAAACTGTAACCTCTATGCCTAGTTTACGACCTATGTCTTGATAGTGTTCGTCCTGCATAACATTACTTTTTTTCATACCTAGTTGTGTAAAAGCTAGAGAGTGTAATGTTCTAAAATGTTTTAAATTTTTTTTCTGTAGTTTAGGATATGCGTCTAACATTCTGTCTACTGCTTCTTCTGCAGCTTTCTTTGTAAATGCAAAGTAACCTATCTTATCAATAGGTGTACCTAGTTTAACAAATGTTTTTACGTACTTAATAAGTCTAGTTGTTTTACCTGTACCAGGAGGACCCAATATTTTTCTGATCACATTATCTCCGTGTTATGTTTTATTTTTGTATGATTAATTTTTACATCTTCAAACTGTTCTATGCTTATTGACACAACATTCTTAGTTGGTGTATTATATTTGCCTTTTTCTTTTGTAGGAAATCTTTTTTGATCTAAGAAATCTATGTCACAACTTTTATAGTTAGTCTTCATCATAACACCTGTCTTGTCTTCACCGTGTTTCCAATTCTTAGATCTTAGTTTGTCATAGAACTTATCAAACTTAAAGTATGCATAACCATTTTCTATTAATACTGTACCAGATTTAAACGATGCATCATTCATAGCTTTAGGTCCATTGATTTTTGCATGTAGTACATCGTGTAATTTTTCTTTTGGTGACGTACCTACAGGTGGGTTAATTACTTTTTGTGTTTTAAACAAAGCTTCTAATACTGTCTGATCTTCTGGTGCTTTTATAATTGGTGGCGGAAACCCTGCAGCTTTTGCTATTGAGTTTCTACGTTTACGTTGATCAGTTACATGTTCTATTGTTCTACAATGTACTGTTGCTTTACCGATACCATCTGGTTTAGTTACATCAAATTCATATTCTGGATCTGGTTCTATATCTATCTTTCTTAAGTTTGTTAACTCTGGATACTGCCCTTTAGATCCTGCTAGTATACCAAATTTCTTTTTGACACAGATACCTTTTTTACAAAAATCACTGAGAGGACTTTGATTACATGTGTAACCTTTTTCTGATCTGTTCCATGATCTTGTTTTTTGTTTTAATTTGTTATCGTCCCACGCATTTGCGTGTTCTCTTGCAAAATATTTTACTGGTGCATTTTTTACTTTTTGCTCCCATGTATCTCCATACTTCATTTTAACAAACACATGGTAGTTATACATAAACCTGTCTTTACCATCAAAATTTTCCTGGCCAGATATTTTAGATATTAATGCAAGACAAGGTGGCCCTTCTAAAAAATCCTCGTCTACACCTTCCATAGAATGCTTTTCCATGTCTTCTGTAAGTGTTTTTAATTCTTCTACTGTTGTTATGTTTGCGTCTGCAACTTTTATAAATTGTTCTAATGTAAAAAAAGTACCGTCAATATTAACTGCACGTCTTTGTCCACCATAGTATGGCAAGTTTATAAACTGTCCTGGTTTTAAGATCCCTGTTTCCGGATCCTTTGTTAGCTGTGTTTGTTTAGGAAATATTTCACAGTCTGGTTTAAGATTAAATACAGGTAATAGGTTACTTAAAAATGATACAATAATTGTAGATTGTACAAATTCATTCATAAATAAATATAAATGTAACCCTCCACTTTTAGATTCTATGGGTACTAGTGGTAGTTTATATTCTTGAATAGTTTCTAGATAAAATTGTTTGTCAAAATTTTCGTATTGTTTTGGGTCTACATCTATGACTCCAAATATAGCGCTGCCTTTCTCATTAGTAGGCTGTATACCTACAGAAATTTCTCCTTTTAAATGTTCCTGATAAATAACGTCTGTAAACTCTTCGTAATTCCATCTGTAAGCAGGTTTCTTTTTACCATTTTCTGGATCGACAACAGCGTTAGTCCAGTCTGCAATTCCATATGCATGTCGATAGCCATTAAATATCTTTATAAATTCTTGCATAGTTATCCTGTATACGCAGGCCACTCAGTCTCCCGATTGGCCCACGCTGTGCACATACCCCGAAGGGATTATATAATGCTTTTACTTTCCGCTGGTTTCTGTTCACCATGCTTCGCTTTCACTGCACCTTTAGAGATACTTTCAGAAAACGATTTAGCTTGTTGATAGATACTTGCGTCAGTAATAGGACCAACTTTACTTACTTCCCA